TTATTCAAAATTTGTTCTATATTGAATAAATCATCTACATAATCCTGTATATTTTCAACACGTAACGTTTTTCCTAAATGGTATTTCACATAAACCGTCTTTTTTTTTGAAAGAACTTGTTTTGTAGACAAAATCATGTCCAATTGTTTCGGCACATCTTTATTTGTATACATTGCATGGACTTCATTCACTCCAAAATTTTCATACTCCGATGTATCATATTGTTGTGCTTTCAATAATTCTAAAACTGTCTGCCTTGATTTGTGAATCATGGTAATTAATCCACTCGATGTTTTCTGTTGTTGTGCTGATGACATTTTTGAGTTGTTTTTATTTGTTTGTTTGATTGTTTGATTGTTTGTTGATCGTTACTTCTTTCTTATATTTATATTACAAAACAATAATTTTAATTCAATTTTATTATTATTGTTTTATCGCAAATTAAAATAATATCAAATACATAATAAATTATAAACTATAAATTATAAAACTATGGACTATTTATAAATACTGTTTTTTTCCCCTGTTGTTCACCTTTTTCTTCATCTTCTTTGGGTTGTTGTTTTTCTACTGATAAAATTCCTGGTGATCCTTGTCCCTGTCCCTGTCCCTGTCCTTGTGCTCCTATCGGCATAACAGCTTGCAATGGGTTTGTTGGAACCATTACATTCATCGGTTGTCCAGATAATACTATAGGAGATCCTACAGGAGACGATACTGTATATTGTGGGGATGTGGGAATATATGATGAATATATAGGTGAACCAGGCGCCAATTGATAACCAATAGGTGACTGTGGTTGTGACAAGGCCGCCGCCGCCGCTGCCGCTCCAAACCCCATTGACTGATAAGGATTTGCAGCAGCAGCTGTTCCAACTACAGGCGAACTCCCATAGACAGGACTTGATGCCGTATATCCTGGGGGACTAAGATTTTGAAATTGTGGGGACATAGCCTCTGCACCCTGTTCTATACCCCGCTCCGCTTGTTGTTTTGCTTCTTCTAATAACTTCTTTCGATACATAACTTTCTGAAACTCTTGTGCTATATTTACATATGAGCTTAGCCAATTATTTGGCGTCTGATTTCTAGCCAATTCATTTGCCATAATTTCATCCGGTATTCTTTCTCCATTCGGGTATACTAGATCTTTTTCAGACCATCCAACGGGATATGTATTTGGAAACTGCCCATATCCACCTGCTGGGCCATCCCATATTTCGGTAGGAGATCCCTTGGCATCAAGAACTAAAGATGCAAAAATATATCTATATCTCTTTGGTATTCCTTCTCCTGCGCTGGCACCTTCACCTTCAACTAGTTCACGACTATCTAATCTCCAACCAAGATTTTCAATATCTTTAAGCATCTTTTCTTGTGCTTTTTGATTATCTAATAAAATAGCATTTGTATTCTCTTGTTTTTTATCTAACTCCACTTTTCTTGATCCCTTGCTCCCTACATGTCCAATAGAACTTTTTGCTTTGCTTGATTCAATAACACGTGAAATAATATCAGATGTTTGCGGCGTTTCATCAAACATAAGTTTATTGATTGTTTTAGAATATGCCATACTTTCAATCAGTTCTATATTATCTTCTGTTATAATTCGCATCGATACATTCATTGTTAGAAGCTCTTGCATTAATAATTTAAATGAATACGGCACACGGACAATACTAAACGATCTTCCAAACCGCGTTATTTTATCGATATTCATCTCGCTTAATAAATTTCCGGTAAATTTTATAGGGCCATCTGCCATAGGGCTTATAAATAAATCACGCATACTATTATAAATAGCAATTGTTCCCGTTTTATTACATATTGCCATAAAATACTCATCGCCGCGAATCATCATCGACTCCTGTAGAAAATGACTAATTCCATGTCCTATTATCCCGTCACGTTCCATTTCACCTACACGTAAACCACCGTCATTTGCTCTACCTTGCACTGTTTGGCGTGTAAGCAAAGTTCTCGGCCCGCGTGCACGATAATTGATTTTATCTTTTACCATATGTTTCAAACGCATATAATATGTAGGGCCGATAAATATATCGGATTGTATTTGTTCACCTGTCATTCCATTATATAATATTTGCGTTCCACTAGAATGAAATCCCTCATTGAGTAATAATTTGCCATACTGTTTTTCCTTTGGGCCTGTATTTAAAAATGCAGTGCAGTCTCCAAATGCACCATATAAAGAACATGCTTTCCCAACTAATGTTTCCACTAATTGTCCAATCGTCATACGAGATGGAATTGCATGCGGGTTAATAATAATATCAGGACGGATACCATCCGCCGTAAAAGGCATATCTTGTTCACGTATTAAAACACCAACAGTTCCTTTCTGCCCAGCCCGAGATGCAAATTTGTCTCCAATACTAGGCATTCTCTCTTCGCGAATACGCACTTTAGCTAGACGTGTCCCTTCTTCGCTTTCGGTAATAAATGTTTTATCAACAAATCCAAGTTGCCCCTTTTTAGGAAAAACGGATTCGTCTATGGGATGTTCGGGATTGTCCAAATTTGTCTTAACTTTTCCGATTAATACGATTTTATCATTTAATTCCGTGTTTTCTTTAATCATTCCATACATATCAAGATGATCATATTCGTATCCAGGTTTTAGCCCGATAACATTTGCTTCACTTTCAATATTTACAATATGAGAATCGACGGCTACACCTTTATTTTTTGTAGATTCTTCGCGTGTTTCGTAACTATTGAAATATGTTGTGCGAAACATTCCGCGTTTTACCGAACCTTCATTAAAAAGAATAGAGTCTTCTACATTATATCCAGAATAGCACATAATAGCCACGATAACATTTTCACCACACGGGTGTTCTTCATTGTTTATATGTTTCAAATAGCGACTTTTAACTAGCGGTATTTGTCCGTAGTTTAACATTACTCCCATTTTGTCAATTCGCGAAAAGAAATTCGTGCTATATAATGAAATGGCTTGTTTCGCTTGTCCACATGCAAACGCATTTCGTGGAAGAGGATTGTTTTCCGGGTAAACAATCTGATTTCCCATAAATCCGTATAAAATAGACGGATGAATTTCAATATGCGTGTATGGTTTATCGCGTGCATTATATGATAAAGAAATGAGCAACGACTCTTCTTCGGCAGTATCTACATATTCTAAAATAGACGACATATTTTTTCCACTTTTTTGTATATCCACAATTGTTTCAACACCGTATAACATAAGTGGTGTATAAATAATTGGAGACTCTATTACATATTCTGTGACATTTTTTACATCTATTCCATTCATCCCGATAATTAAATTTTTCCATGTAAAATTTCCAGATTGTAATAATATAAGAATTTCTTTTCTTTCAAAAGCATATCTTGAACTAATTGCGTCATAATAAAATAACGGCCTACATAATCGTCCACCATCAGTAAAAATAAACATTTCGTTACTCTGTATTTCCCAATGTGCACTTATAAAAGGAGATATTAATCCGAATCTTCGATACGCTTTTATTTGTATATTCACTTCTTCGGGATTCGATATAACACCTACCCATGCACCGTTTATGAATATTTTTGTAGAATTAAACAAATATTTCCTAGGGCATTCTTCTAATAGTTTCATGCCTATAATATCACGCATCCATTTTATCATCGGTTGTCCTGAAAATCCAGTAGTAATATGGCACATTAATGTCATGTTTTTATGTAAACCGCAATTTGCACCATCAGGTGTATCTACGGGATCAATAATACCCCATTGTGAACTATGCAATAAACGCGGCTTTATCGACTTGGATGACGAATCAATCGGCAAATTTATTTTACGGAATCCTGCAATAAATGAATTATACGAAAGCCGATTCGCATCTTGAACTACCCCTATTTTTTTAGTATGTTCTACTGAACCCCAGTTCCCTTTAAATGCTTTTTTAAATCCGGATTCTACAATACGATCTTGAAAAATTTCGTTTTTATTTAGCGAAATCAAAGAAGGGAATGAATCTGCTGTATTATATCTGGACGCATTACCATAGTATTCGCGATCAATCGCTAGACGAATATTGGCTTGTTGTAATGAATAATATTCTTTAAATAAGTCATATAAAAGACGTCCCGGAGAATCGACGCGTTTAAATTTAAAATTATCGCGATCGGTAGGTTTTTCATTTTTAGTATATACTAGTAATAATTTATAAACAATGTATCCTAGGTAATACGCTTTATTTATATAATTTAGTTCTCCTAATTGTGGAAGAAAATAATTCATTAAAATATCGTGAACATGTGATACTGTTTTTGATTTTGTAAATGTGGATATAAATTTAAGAGCGATTTCTTGTGTAAAAATTTTATTTGCATCATGAATCGATGGAATAAACAAATCTACCATATTTTCATTTTTATCGATATCGAGTAAACAATATTCTATAATATCTTTATCCGATAAAACGCCTAATGCTCTCATGACAATAAAAAGGGGTATCGGTTTACGAACATTTGGTATTAATACAACGATTTGTCTATTTGAGTATCTGGCGCCAGGTGCAACAATTCTTACTGACATTGTTCGTTCTGGTTTTGAAGCATCTTCAGAAACGGTGCGTATATCAGCAGAGTGACTATAGAGTTCACCTTCGTCATCATATTCACGTATATAAAGCATATTATCAGCGAATTTTTCTTGTGAAATTATAAACTTTTCTTTCCCGTCGATAATAAAATATCCGCCATGGTCGTTGCGACACTCACCCATGTTAAATCTTACAGAAGAATTGAGTCCATTTAAAATACATAATTCGGATTGAAGCATGATAGGAAACCTGCCAAGAAATACTTTCTCTAATACTAACGTTTCTACTCGTATATTATCTTCTACATCTCGCATTATAAAATCAACATCTATATCATAATGAATAGTTGTTCCATATGTCATATTTCTAAGCCGCGCTTCATTCGGATACATAAAATGTGATCTTTTTACTAAACCACCGTTTTCGTCATCGTATATAACAGGTTTTCCGTAGTATATTCTATTGCCACCTTTACCGCCGATATATAATTCACATCTTAGTTTGAAAATATTTGTAGATGTGTCTTGTTCTTTTTGAAGGACAATAGGGTTTTTCTCTTTGAAAATTCTTTTTATTCCATTTACAATAAAATCATTATAGGATGCTAAATGATGTTGAACTAAGCTATTTGGATTATCTTCAAAATATTTATCAATTACTTGCCAGGCTAATTCTGAATTCATGTTTTCTTAAATTATATTATTATACTATTATATTATATCGTTAGTATTTTTTATACTTTTTACTTTATATTCATATTTGTCTTCATTGTTATATTTGTAGTTAGTTATATTTGTAGTTATATTTGTAGTTATATTCATATTTACTATAATATTAAATATAATATTAAATATGAATTAATGCTTAGATTTCATGTTTACTGTTTTATTATTTTTATTTTTTATTACTTCTTGCAATCGAAATTACTAATACTGCAATTGCAATAAAAGCTATACCTAAAATTATATATGGAAAAAGAAATAAAAACCATGATAATTTAGTCCATCCAAACCTACATAATACATTAAGTATGACAGCCCATGCTAATATAAATAATATATTTAATATATAAAAAGCGGGTTTGCTTTCTAATTTACAACTTAAATTTCCTAAACATATTTTATCTGTTTCTTTCCTTGATATATCATAATAGAATGAGACTGCGAGTAAAATCAAGCTAATAATAAAATAAAGTTTTGCAGGGGTGCAATAACTATACAACAAATCAAGAGACATTATATAATATATTATGTTATGATATCTTATTTTATGATATTATGATATTATTATTGTAACAATATTTTATTTTTATTGTAACAATATTTTATTTTTATTGTAACAATATTTTTATTTACTGTTACAATATATTTATTGTTGTTTTTTTGATGTTTACATGGTTGCAGCTGTTGCATATGATTTATTATATATAGTTGGTAAGTCTACAGAACTATAAGCAACTCCTCCTTTGGATACGTTGCCTAAACCTCTAGGAAATTGGACAGTAGGGCTTGGGTTAGCATTATATATTTTATTAGAATATCCACTTAACCCGTTTATAGCCGAACCAACCCCATATACCATACTACGACCAATATTTTGTATATCATCTAAAATACTGCCACCTTTTAATCCTCTACCTTTTCCCCTTCCTTTACCTTTTCTTGTGTGATTAACTCCTCTATGTCCACCTCCACTCATTTGTGTATAAGAATGAGGCATAACTAATTTCTGTGCAGGCCATTCCTGAATAGGTGGTATGGGTTTATCACCTGATGTTGTTGTAGGTGCTCCTAACCCTGTAGGAGAAATTCCTTTATCGGACAATGATAATATATTACCGCCTGTATTTGGGTTCCAAAATTTAGCAAAATTCCAAAAACTTCCATCGCCACCTTTCATGCCTCTCATTCCTTTTTTATGTGGAACCATTTTACCTCTACCCCTGCCCTTGCGTCCACCCATTTGTTTTCCATTGCTAAACTGGTAAGGACTTTGTGTGCATGCTTGTCCGCCACCACCCATTTGTCCACCACCTCCGCCTCTGCCATCGGGTAATGGTGTATTCAAATAATATCTACTTATTTTAATTGTATCATCGCTTCTACAACCTGCGCATGGCATATTAGCGCTTCCGCCTCCCATCTTGCGTGTTTTGCGACGACTATGGTGTTTATTTTTTTTACTGTGTTTACTATGTTTTGATTTTTTATGTTTTTTATATGAATAAGAACCCATTTTGTATATTTTTGTATATTATATATTAGTGTGATAATATAATATATTAGTGTAATAATATATTAATGTAATAATATATTATAAATAAACGAAAAAATAATATACAAAAAATAATATACAAAAAAAACGCAAAAACACCAATCTATTATTAATCCATCATGATTCTACTCAATATCTACATGTGTGAGAAAGTGCCTTCGACAACATATTTTATTAAAACCTAAATTGTCTAAAACATATCCTTCAGGTGTTTTATCTGTGAATTCTTGTGTTAAATAAATAACTTTGTCATTTTTCATTTCTTTTTCAATCTTCATTTTTTTCACTTCAGATAAATAATAGCGATATTTATCGCCTATAACTTTTCCACACGTAAAACACTTAACAGGAATAATCATTTTCTTCTTAGATTTCTTCTTAGATTTGGTTTTATATATTTATTATATACAAATTTATAAATCAATTTTATATCCTTATTAATAGAATAAATATATCATAAAACTAAATATTAAATAATAATATACTTTTGTTACTTAACGTATTGTATAATTATTTATTTTTTTTCTTAATATGATGTGAATCATCGTGATGTATATCTGTTGTCATCTCGTCCCATAAATGATCATCTCCACCTGATATATTATTGTATGGACTGTTATATATATTTTTATATGTATCGTTAAATAAGTTACCATTATCATTCCCCATAACATTCGTATCGTTTGCATTGTTTACATCATATGCGGAATCTTCTAAACCACCTGTCTGTTCAACATCAAAACCCTCTACTACTTTTTGAATTTCTATTTTTTTTACTTCTTTCGTGGGTGGAAGATCTAGAGGATTTACGTTAGTATAACCAACCATTTGAATATAAACTAAAATACCTATTAATATTATAATAACCATCAAAATATAAATAATATTTTGAAAAAATGAATCTTTTAATTGTGGTAAGCTTAAAGATTTTGCTAAACTACTAAATGTAGATTCAAATACACCTTTTATTGAACTAGTTGCTTCTCCTACTGTTTGCATATTTGCCGCATTACTCATTTGTATTATTTATATATAAAATAATATAATTATATTTTACATTTTACATTTTACATATAATGGGTCCACTTGATGTCATTATTTTGCGATGTTGTTCTCTTTTGTATGAATTGCATCATGACATTTTTCACACACAGATGCTAAATTTGCTACATGGTTCTTATGAACGTGTCCTATAAAGTTATGCTTATCCGCATTTTTTTGATGTTGCAAATGATGTATTTCTGTCCCCATTTCATTCTGACATATTTCGCATATATTTCTTAATTTTTTTGAATTATAATTACTTGTTTTTGCTGAAAGAATACTTTGTTCATTGTTCCTATATTTTAACCGAATTTCATTTGCATATTTTAAAAAATCTTCCGGTAGGTGCAGTGAACGACATACTTCCAACCCATACATACTAAACCCCGGCCCATCTTTTAATTTACGATCATATACCAAAATATCCTTTTCTTTATTATATATAACTTCTAAATGTTTCATAGATAATTTATCAAGTTCTTCTATTTCATCATATTTATTAATCTCGTGCATATGCGTTGCAAAAATAAAAGAACACTTTACATCATGTAATTTTTTCAAACCCGCTACAAAAATACTTATCGCCGAATCCATCTCTGTTCCAGAACATAATTCGTCTCCTAAGATAAGCCCTGAACTATCCGCTGACTTCAAAATGACACGCAATTCTGACATCTCCACCATAAACGTTGACAGTCCTTTGAACAAATTATCATTCCCAAGAATTCTCGTAAATATGCTCTTATATGGTATATACTCAAATTCAGAGCACGGCACATATAGTCCAGCTTGGGCCATTATAACTGCAATTCCAAGCGCTCTAATTAAACTTGTTTTTCCAACCGCATTTGTCCCGTAAAGTAAAATACCTCGTTGTTCCATCCCATCACCCAGTTCCACATCATTCGTAACATATAACTCACTTGTATTAATGTGTTCTATCAAACAATGACGCAATTCTTTCGCTTTTACAAATGATGTAGAATCGCGCGACTGTGTAACATCGCTTGTATTTTTTATTATAGGTTTGCAATATTTATTTTTGATGGCAATATATACCTGATTTTGTAATGTATCAGTTATTGTTACCATGTCTACTATCATTTGAATATCATGTTCAAACATGTTTTGCATATTTTTTATAAAATTTGTAAATACGATTTCGATTTCCGCTTTCATTTTTAATTTAGATTTAATAATTGTGTCACATATTTTATCAATTTGGACAGACTGAATAGAAGAATTACTTCCATTTGCAGCAGGATAATTTATTGCAGATAAATCTAATACCAAAATATTTGTCGTTTTTTTATACGTTTGATATTCAATACACACTTCCGTTTTTGTGCCAGTTTTATTATCTTTTATTTGTTTTTTAACTTGTTCTTCAATTAATTTAGCACGGCGTTTTGTGGTTTGTAAACTATAACCCATTTTTTCTGTATCATGGATTTTCACATAATCAACAAACGAACACGGTATTCTAACTTTTTTATTTATTTTTTCACATGATGCTCCAATATCACATAAATAGTTTTGAACTGACTGTAATTCTATTAATGAATTTTCATAATCATATACAATATCGTCCAATGTTTTACTAACAGATTGTAGTATGAAATTTTCATCATAATTTAAATTGTCAATTGCGCAACATTTATCCAATACAAGATGGTTCTCAATAAATTCACGTATTTTGCTACATATCGCAGAAATATTCGGTGCATCGTGTGTTTGTCCTTGTCCCATCTCCAAACACGAATTCATATATTTAAATAATGTCGTATCACTTTTGACTTTATCATACATGTTTGATATCACTTGTAGGTTATTATATAAATAAAATAAATTTCGAGGTGTCACTTTATTATGAATAATTTGTCTGTGTAATTTTTCAATGTCTTTTAGTTCTCCCATATTCGTTCTCCATTCGTTAATAAGTGTTTCTCCACCTGTATTTAATATATAAGAAGTAATATCATATTCTATATTTAATTTTTCAATATCAAATATAGGGTTAAGAATTTTATATTTAAATTTTCTCGCACCCATCGGCGTAATACAATTATTCAGAAACTTTGAAACAGATGAATATTTGCCCGTATAATTATTATCGTCTATAATATTTAACTGTTTTAATGAGTGATTTGCAAGAATAACTCTGTCGCTTTTATTATCGAACAGCGGTTCACGTATTTTATTCACAAGATTCGGATTATGGTCATGTAGAAATTGTAACAAAAAAACGAATGCTTGTGTGCCATATTCGTAAGTATTCGTAGTTTGCATAAAAGATGCAACAATATCGTATTTATAAAATTTGTTTAATATTTCATGTTGATATGTCTGTTTTTCGCATTTTCGTGCTGCATCAATCAAGAAGTTTGGTTTCACAACAGTTTTATCATCAGATAATAAAACTTTATGTATATTTTTGCACATTATTCCCGTATAGTTTACTATATCTTCTAAAATCTTTTCGCTGAAATTTGTAATCATAATAATTTCGCTAGGTTTATATGTAGAAATATATCTCTCAAGTTCATCATATGATGTCGGATTATGTTTATCCTCTGTTTTATATTCAAACATAATAACACGCCCTGTATATATATCTACATTTGCAATTCCAATAATAATTGATTTTGTTTTCATATATGAAACTTGTTCTATCCAAACACACATTGTATTATTTGATATATCTACAGTATCTGTATTGAAAAATGTGCCCGGTGAGTATATACCTTCAACATTTCTATTACTTGGATTTGCAGGATCTTGTTTTATTACAACAGAAGTATAACCAGCATCTTGTAGTTTTTTCAAATATTTATCTATTTTTGTATACGTAAACCCAGCCATAACATGCGTTCCTGATGCACCGGCTATTTTTTGTGCAATCGATAAATCACACAGTTTAGATATTTCCTCTATTTTACTACCAGTGACAGAAAAAGAACCGTCACGGTTAGTTAATTTTTCACCATAAATTTCATAAAATGAACCCACCATCATTAATACAACAGTTTTATCTCCATATTTTTCCGAATACTCTTTCGTCAATTTCAAATACGTTGCTACAAGAGACATTGCAAATTTATATAGTTACGAGTAAAGTTTGAATGATAATAATGACGTAATATAATATTACACTAGTATGTTCGTTTAGAACAAATGTTTGCTAATACAATACATATAGCACAATCCTTTAACTATGTTTGATATATTATATAACATATAAATTATCAGCATACAGAAGCATTATGTAGTGGTTAGACAATCAGCGAAAATTATTCGGATGTTGTTGTCCTATTTATAGAATATTAAAACAATAGGCGTAAGAGAAGCGTGAGATTGGGTTTAATTCAAATTCATAAATCAAAAATGATTATTATCAAATATATTGATAATATTTGATAATATTTGATAATATTTGATAATATATAATGTTATATATATATGAATTTCCATCCAGAAGATATAAAGCAAATATACAATAAAATTTTAAATATTAAACAGGAAGGTAAAAATGCAGATTATATTCCTGATTTAAAAAAAGACAACCCAAATATATATGCAATTTCAGTTTGTAATATTAAGGGAGAGATTATGAATTTTGGAGATTATGAAACTGAGGTTGGTATTGAATCTGCGTCTAAAGTGTTTACGCTTGCACTTGCATTAAATATACATGGCATTAAAAAACTTATTTCATATATTGGTAATACAAAAGAAAAACATGAATTTAACTCTATGAAAGATGTTATTCAGTTAAAAAATCATACAATAAATTCATTTGTAAATGCAGGTGCAATGGCAACTACAAGCTTATTATATGATGAAACAAAAACAAAAAAACAAAATGAAAATATTATAGACAAAATGATAAAAGAAAATATGGAAGATTTTTCAGGAAGAAAATTACACATAAATAAGCATTTATATTTATCGGAATATAACACAAGTCAACATAATAAAAAACTTATAGATAAATTGGTGTCTTACGGGCGTTTTTACGGAGATTCTGAAACTATATTAAAATCTTATACAAAACAATGTTCTGTAATGGTAACCAGTAAAGATATATCAATTATGGCTGCAACATTAGCAAATGGAGGGACAAATCCGATTACACATAAAAACTTAATAAATGAAGAAAAAACGAATTATATTATTCAACATATGGCAGAGCATGGATTATATGATGAATCGCCTTCATGGTGGAAAGAAACATATTTTCCAGCGAAAAGTGGTGTAGGAGGTGTTATCATGATCGTTATACCCGGTATTATGGGAATAGGGATCGTTTCTCCACCACTTAATAAATACGGGAATAGTTATAAAGGCGTTGAAACGGGAAAATTACTAGCAAATACTCCTATTTATTCTGTTTGATTCCATTTTTTTCTATTGTTACCATGATTGGTTACCATGTTTTTTTATCTTCTAGAAAATTATGTAATACTACACCCTTTCCGACATTATCCACTTCTCCTGCTAATATTGATGCTTCGTAAATATTACGTATTACTCCTGGTGGAGCTGTAGAACCTATTTTTATCATGTTTTTTTCGATTAGATATTTTTTAATATCAGGTAGTTGTTTATTTTTTAATAAACCATGTTCCTTTTGAATATTTTTGCGTGTGTCGTTATTTTTTATTAAAACACCAACAATATTACCTGACTGTTTACCTAATTTAAATTTTTTAGTTATTGTTGTTCTCAAATGTCTCCTTACTTTTGTTTTTTTTAAGTGATGTTTGTTTCCTTTATGGTTTGCATTGTCATTGTCATCGTGATCGTCATCGTCATCGCGATCATCATCATTGCTTTCATTTATATTATCATGTGTATTGTTTTTTGAATCATTTAAAAACGCTTTTTTACCATGTTTATCTTGTAATTCCTTTAATTTTATTTGCCTTTCTGAATATACCTTTTCAGAATCATCATTATCTGACAATCGTGCACCATTTTTAATAGTTTTATTATATGTTCTAAACGTAGGCTTATTCCCACCCTTTAAACAACCATAAGGCGCATCATCAGTTAATTTAATTGGTGAAAATGTTTTATCCGTAGTAGAAAGAGATGTTTTATTTAGATTTTTAATCTCTTCTGAATTATTACTTTCTATATTTGACAATTTATTCATTTCTCTCGAATCTATAGCTTCTATTGTTTCGAATGGTGATATCTCCGGAGTGATTGATGAAAGATAAGGCAGAGAATCCAACGATGTTGTTGAATATGAAGGCGATGAAGGCGATGAAGGCGATGAAGGCAATGAAGGTGAAACATTATAAACCGGTGGGCTAAAATTTTGTAACTCTGGAGGAAGTTCTGTGTATATTAAATTTTCATTCGTCGTTTTCCCTATTGCGAGATTTATTTTAGGAACAGATGGTGGAGTTAAATTATGATGGGAATGTGACGAAGGTTGTATTTTTTGCGGAACTTGAAGATGAATTTTTTGAAACATGGGCGCTTGAGCACTAACAGGAACACTAACAGGAACACTAACAGGCACAGAAGAAGAGAACTGTGGTATATTACTTGATACTTGTTTTGGTTTAACTATTTGTGCGTGTTGAATGGATTGAGTTTGTTGAACAGGTTGATGTATGTATGCCTGTGTCTGTATAGACTGATTGTTAGTATTTGGGGGAAATAATACATTTGAATTATTACTATTATTATGTAAAGATTTTAAAATATCATTATTTAAACTACCAGCATTTTGTTTTTTAAGTGTTTTAGATTTATGATTATCTGTTTTTTTCTGATTTACATAATTATCAAGGAATTCTAGTGATTTCTTAAATTCACTGCTAAACATCTTTGTCTCTTTTGACACATCTAAAATATCGTTATTATGAATATTATTACTTCCACCTCCGCTCATATTATTTGACGAAGAACTTTTAGACGAATATAGATCAGCTTTTCGTTTCGCATTTATTTTATCTAATAACATCTTTTTTAATTTATTTGGTTTTATTAATTCCTCAGATAAATGGCGTGTATTCTTTTTCGATTTTTTATTTAGATTATGATTATTAGGTGCATTATAATTATCTGTTCCCGATAAAAATGATTTATTTATTACTATACTTTTTTTAGTAGGATCGCTCATAATATAATTTTAAAAATAAAATATTATTATGAATAAAACCGAATACAAATACAAATACAAATACATTACAAATACATATTTTGAAGTATTTTTAATCCATTTTCATTCACACGATTTTTTACTTCTTCATTTTTAATAAATATTTCAAACCCATTCTCTAAATCTTTCATCGTTATTTTTGTTTTCATTTCTTCTGGTTTACAAAATACACGTCTACTATGCGCAATTTTTGTTTTTGTAAAGAGTGTCTCCATATCACGGCCAAAAAATTTAAAATATTTCATGTTTTTTTCAAACCATTCTACTTTCAATTCCTCACAAACAGACCACCCCATATCGCCAACCTTTTTCACAAAAATATCCCGCAAATCCTCTGCTGTATAATCATCAACCTTAAATCTCCATATAAACCGCGAATCAAGTCCATCATTATAACTAAAAAAACATTCATTTAAATCTTTCTCATACCCAGCAATAATTACCATTAAGTTGTCTTTATTATCACTTAATGCTTCGCATAATGTATCAATACACTCTTTTGCAAAACTATCGCGTTTTTCTGTATTACCTAACGAATACGCCTCGTCAATAAATAATACTCCACCTAAACTATCCTTTATTACATCTTTTGTTTTTAACGCAGTTTGTCCTAAATATCCAGCAATTAAATCGGAACGTGTAACCTTTTTAAATTTAGAACGTGTAGTTGATAATGATGACGATAACGATGACGTCGATGATGACGAGGGCGAGGACGATGACGATGATGGTGACAATGAAGACAAACTAAATTTCTTCTTCTCTGAAGATAATGAAGATGGTTTGCTTTTTATTATACCCAAATTTGAATATATTCTTCCAATAATTTTTGCAACTTCCGTTTTACCTGTTCCTGGAGAACCATAAATAACAGTATGTAGAAAATCACCTGTTACCATATGTGCCCTGTTTTTAGATTTATTAGTTTGTTTCGATATATGCAAGTTCTGTAAATAAAATAACAGCTGATCAACAATATTTTCTTTTAATGTTTTCATACCTATCATATTATTCAGATCGACTAAGTCATCTTTAATTTTATGCAGAGATTTCATATCAATATTATATTCCACATTTTCTGCTAATTTATAATCATTGCATAACTGAATTAAATCAGAAATATTATTAATTTCAACATTAATATTTATTTTATGTATTTTAAAAGATATTCTTGTTTTGCAAACAGTGCAATTTTTAACGTAACAAGTATTTTTACCATCAATATCTATATTATGCATTTCTGTATTATTGATTTTCGAATTATCTCTCGCATCTGTTACGTCTCTTGTATTTATAATTCCGCCACATACATTATAAATACTTTCAGGATCTTCTCGAGGAAGAGGTAATAAAATATGATCAGCATTTTTCGCAATAAATACAGGAACTATATTCGATGGTTGTTCGCAATGTTCACATTTAATAGACTGTTCTGAATGTTGTATGGTATCACTTGTCTTATTTTCATCAGAACTAGCACTATCAGTAACAATAATCGTATTTACTGTATTTACTGTATTTACTGTATTTTCATTTAGAATTTGTAATGTAAGAGAATTTAATATATAATAATCGCTTTTAGTATCTAGAATGTTTACAAAATCAGTGAAAACTTTTTTAACTCTCCTTCTACTATTGCGATTATTTAATACATTCATCTAAAACAACAAATAATACAATTAATAATATACAATTATTTTTTTTATATAATTTATTCACTAATATAATATAATATAGTATATATTTTTTCATAAAATATGTAAATTATAATATACACGTAATATATACTATGAGAAGAGCGTTATTAATTGGTATAAATTATTTAGGAACACCAAATCAATTATATGGGTGTATTAATGATATTAATAATATAGGAGCATATCTATCTGTGGATAGGAAATATAATTCATTTATTGTATTGACTGATTATACTTCACGAAAACCTACACACGCTAATATTTTAAGTGCATTCGCAGAATTACTTAAAGGTGCTGTAGCAGGCGACGAATTATGGCTACATTATTCAGGACACGGCATTTTAATACGTGATATAAATGGTGATGAAGAAAGTAGACTGGATTCTTGTATATGTCCATTAGATTTTTCAAGGGCTGGTTTTATTACCGATGATATAATTAGAAACAATCTAGCACTTCTTGTTCCAAAAGGTGTGCGGTTATATATTATTTTAGACGCATGTCACAGTGAAACTGGTTGCGATTTAAGATATAAATATGATGATGCTAGTTATCTTACAAACAAAAAAGCGCCTCTTCCTGAAATATATGTTCCATCGGATTGGACATTACAACAAACTAACTACGAATATAAAAGATATGCAAAAACTAACGGGGATGTATTTTGTATTAGCGGATGTCAAGATAGTCAAACAAGCGCAGATGCATATATTGGCGGAGAAGCATGTGGAGCACTTTCGTATTTATTATTAACTAGTTTGCGTAATAATTCACCAACAACTTATAAATGGAAACACCTTCTAAAAGATATATGCTGTGGTGAAAAAGTTTGTAGATTTTCACAACGCACTGCATTAACATCAGGAAATCCTTTAAATCTTGAAGATAGCGTTTTCGTAACACCACCCGCAACTTCATCTGCAACTTCATCTGCAACTTCATCTGCACCTGCACCTGCACCCGTGGTAACTAAAAGGGCTATATCTATGGCAAGAAATTTAAATTATAATCCAAAAATAAAGAAACTATATATTAATTTTTAAATGAAGACTGGCTAATATGGGGAATATCGATTGTATGTAAAATAAATATTATTAGTTATAAACAGCTAATAATATTTTAACTTTTTATTTTAACTTTTTATTTTAACTTTTTATTTTCAAAGTCACAATATAATGTTCCAAATATAAATTTTACAAAAGACCATTCCTTTTTTTTATCTTTATATTCTTTAATAAAATACAATGCAAATCCTAATATAATAGTAACAATTATAAATAATACTAATTTTTTTTGAATACTTATTAAATTATTTATTTGTTCAATGTATGTTTTTTTATCATTTATTTTTTTATAGTATACAATTTGATTTTGAATATAATATGTTATTAAAAATAAAGAAAAAGTAAAAATAGTAAAATATAAATTCATTTTGACAAACATTACAAATATACCCCACACTAAACAAGAAATTTTAATTTTTTCAAATGGACTAACAATTATATCATCATCGGTTGTAAACTCAATTGTAAAATAAATAATTATAAAAAGTAAAATATATTGAACATATACATTACCATTTAATAATTCTTGTATTTCACAACTAAGAATTTTAGTTGATACATATTTCCCAGAAACAAACAATATTATCAATAGAAGTCCTTTATTTATATTCAAAAATAAACTAATTTCCGTATTTCCCATTCATATACATAATAAAATATTTTTTTTATAAAATAACTATATTTTGCAAATTATTAGTGTAGAATATATTAGTATATATGATTATATATGATTATATATGATTATATTT